TCAAAAAGAAGGTTTTGCTGGCAATGTTTACCTAATGCCCGTTGGCGGTGTAGACAGTCTATATCATTTCAATACAAAGCAAGTTGCCCAACTTTCTATGGATAAAGGTTATAAATATTCTCCTAGATTACAAGTTGACATCTGGAACAACGCATGGGGTACATAATGAAAGAGATTACAATTACCCGGAGTCAGTTTGAAAAGGTCAAAGAAATTTTTGATACGAACAATGATGTTGATCATATTGTCTGGCGTGAAGAATCTACAAATGGAATTGGACCCAATGTCACTATAGAATTAGGTTCAAAATCATCTGTAAAAATAGATAACACAGATTTGGAGAGTTGGTAAATGATAGAATTTTTTAAAAAACTGTTGGGCAAGCTGCCTGCAGATACTCTAACAGAAACGGCCAAGGAACAAGCATCAAGAAAAGGTGAGCCGTGGATTAGAGTAATTGATACCAAGGTCAATGTTGAGAATCCAAGAAATGGTTTTTTTGAATTAGACTGGAACGATCATTTTATTGCATTGTTAAAATCTAACGGTTTCAAAGGAGACAACGATGAAGAAATCGTTGATAAATGGTTCAAGGAATTATGTAAGAACATCCTCTCAGAAGAAGGTCTAGATGAAACTAGAGATTCAGGATACATTAATGTTGTAAATATTAATGATGCAAAAAAATGAATCAAGTTCAAGCCTATGATTTTTCTTCTTTACTGTCACTGCAAGAAAATCTAGACATAAAGACTATCACGCAACAAATAATTGCAGAAGGTAGATACTTTAAGAACAGTCCAAAATATCAAACACAAGAAAATCTTTTTGCAAGGCCAGAGCCAGTTTGGTTAAAGATGCGCCAAAGTTTTATATTTGGTTGCTTTCTTTACCTAGGTAAAGAAGTACGCATTAAAAATATTATGAGCTGGGTATTCATGACCTCTGCCAAAGATGCTGAAGATCGCGATAAACTATGGCATCATCATCATATCAACGACAACGACGGCACTACTGCTACTTTAAGCGGTGTTTGGTATGTGAGTATTCCTAGCAATGTCAGCGATCCAAAACTAGCGGGCACTGAGTTCTGTCCTAACTGGCCAGATCACGACCTTAACTTTTTCCAGGAACCAAAAAATTTGACTTGGTTCATTTATTCAAGTAAACTATGGCATAGACCCGGTATAACTGACTCAGATGATTACCGTTTTGTGTTTGCCGCAGATATGGAATATTTTGTATGATTATACAGCGATTAAAAAAACAATCTCCCTTATAGAGCCCTTAGGTTTGAAATTTTATTAAAACAGAGTGAAACAATTACAAAATGACAACGTACATACTGGTTGATACTGCCAATACATTCTTTCGAGCACGTCATGTAATTAAAGGCGACGCCGATACTAAAATTGGCATGGCCATGCATATTATGTTTAACAGTATTAAAAAAGCCTGGCAAGACTTTAATGGCAGTCATGTGGTGTTCTGTTTAGAAGGCAGATCATGGCGCAAAGATTACTATGAGCCATATAAGCGTAATAGGCAAGAAACCCGTGCGGCCATGACTGCTAAAGAGCAAGAAGAAGACAAACTGTTCTGGGAAACTTTTGATAAGTTCAAAGAATTTATCAGTACCAAAACAAACTGCACAGTTTTACAAAATCCTAAATTAGAAGCAGACGATCTAATAGCAGGTTTTATCCAATCCCACAAAGATGCCGATCACGTAATTATCAGTACAGACAGTGATTTTCATCAACTTATTGCTAGTAATGTAAAACAGTACAACGGTGTAATGGATACTGTCACTACTATCGAAGGCATTTTTGACAAGAAAGGCCAATTGGTTTTAGATAGTAAAACTAAGGAACCAAAGTCGATTCCTAATCCAGAATGGTTACTATTTGAAAAATGTATTAGAGGTGATACTTCAGACAATGTCTTTTCGGCCTATCCAGGTGTTCGTAAAACAAAATTACAAGAAGCATTTGATGACCGTAGTAACAAAGGATTCGCGTGGAATAATCTTATGCTACAGCGTTGGTTAGATCATAACGGCCAAGAACATAGAGTAATCGATGACTATCAACGAAATGTTACGTTAATTGATTTGACAGCGCAACCTGACGATGTAAAAAAACTTATACAAGATACCATTATAACTAACACAAACGAATCAAAAAATATAGATCAAGTAGGTATAAGACTGTTGAAATTTTGCAATCTTTTTGCCCTGCAAAAGATTGCAGACAGTATTCAACTATATGCAGAACCATTTCAAGCGAGGTACAAATGAAGGTCACAGCAAAACCTATTGTAGAAGGTAAGTTTTGGATTATAGAACAAGACGGCGAACGTGTTGCCACACTACATAAAAAAGAAAACAATAAATTTATTGTGTCCAGTAAAGATGGCGAAGCCTGTTTTAACAAAAAGGATGATCTTGTAAAAGCATTTGGCAAAGATTTTTTCCAACAATATGTTAAAACCGTCGTGTCAGACATCGTTGACAAAGAAGTACATGGCTATCCCGCGGCCTGCAAACCATTTAATGCCATGTATGACGTTCAAAAACGTTTGCCTCTTTATACTAAAAGTTTTCAAAGTAAAAGTCTGTACTGTGCCGGACACTATGCTATTCAATTTAACAAGGGTTGGGTCCGAAGTTTTTGTCCGAAACTTATTACTATTGAACGTTATCCGTACAAGGGTCCTTTTAAAACAGAAATTGAACTTAAACAGGTATTAAGTAATGTCAAACCAGATTAACACCTATCCTTTAGTCAGTTTAATTCAACAGATTAAGGCAGCTGAATTAGGGCAACAAAAAGAAATTAAGATCGATATTAAAACTGCCAAACAGGTCGCTTTTACCCTAGCAGAAATATTAGCCAAGGTAAATCAAGACTATGACACCCTTTTAAAAAATCTTCAAAAAACCAAAGGCGAGTCTGTAACTGTGCAATTTGACGGTGGGGGATTTTCGGCAAATTAATTGATAAATATGCGTAGTTAATGGAGTTTTTATGAGTAGACCAAAACCACGCATATTACTTGAGTTCACTAGTAAAAAAAATTACAAATGTGAACAGATACTAGATGCCGAAGCAATATGGGCTGTGTTTTATAAAGGCAAGCCTTTTAATCTAAAAAATTTTAATAGTCTAGTAAATTACCCTGGTCCTAAATACAAAAAGGTTAGTTTCAGTAATCCCGGACACGCTATTAATTTGGCGAAAAAATTAAATGACCAATTTGGCTGTAATGATTTCGTTGTGATGGTACTTACCAGTGGTACAGTGCTAAAATGATCACACAAGAATTGTACACTAAATTTTTCCTTAGAGAATGGGGGAAAAGTGTTGACGATGCCAATGTACATTTACACAAACACACATGGTGGTACAATACCAGGTCAAAGGAGTCTGGTGGACTTAGACTTACCGATAAAGGATTAGAATTTTTAATTGACTCGCTTGATATGAAATCATACGAAATCCCATTTACAGACAATATAGAACTTAATCCGCAATTAATAATTTTTTTGGATAAATTTTTGGATTGTCCTTATTTCTTGGGGCCACAAAGTTTAACCGTTTTTTCTGAAAAAAAGAGTTTTGAACTGCTGTTGTTTTCAGACGACATTAGAAAATTTGGACTAATAAAGGCCTTAAAAAAACAGAAAAACCAGGAAGAAAACAGTTGACATCGTGACGCTACCTGCATATAATAACAACATCAACATTGAATTCACCAAAGGAGTTTACCATGCCCGATGTAGCTAATCGTACAGTAGGTCCCAAGGCTGCAAAGCGAGCAGTCCAAAAGGCTTTTAAACACAATCGGCCTTTGTTTCTGTGGGGTCCACCTGGAATTGGCAAAAGTGAAATTATCCACCAAATTGGAAAAGAAATTAATGCCCACGTAATTGATATTCGTTTGAGTCTGTGGGAACCTACTGACATTAAAGGAATTCCTTATTTTGACAGCAACAGCAATCGTATGGTTTGGGCGCCGCCTATTGAACTGCCCGACGCTATCATGGCTGATCAATATAGTAAAATTATTCTTTTCATGGATGAAATGAATTCTGCGGCGCCAGCGGTGCAGGCAGCGGCCTATCAGTTAGTTTTGAATCGTCGAGTTGGTACTTACAAGTTGCCTGATAATGTGCACATCGTCGCCGCAGGTAACCGTGAAGCAGATAAAGGCGTTACATATCGCATGCCGGCTCCTTTGGCAAATCGTTTCTTACATTTGGAAATGAAAGTAGATTTTGATGATTGGTTTGAATGGGCTACCAACAATCGTATACATAAAGACGTGGCTGGTTTCTTACAGTTTAGCAAAAAAGATCTGAATGATTTTGATCCTAAAAGCGCTAGTCGCAGTTTTGCTACTCCCCGTTCGTGGACATTTGTAAGTGAACTATTAGATGATGACGACACTGATGAAAGCACGATGGCAGATCTTATTGCTGGAGGTGTTGGTGAAGGTTTGGCTATTAAATTTATGGCACATAGAAAGGTAGCTGGCAAACTGCCTAATCCAACTGATATCCTCAAAGGCAAGGTAAAGAAGATGGACACCAAGGAAATCAGTGCTATGTATTCGTTGACTGTCAGCCTGTGCTATGAACTGAAGGATGCCTGCGACAAGAATGCTAAAGATTGGAACGATCAGGTCAATTATTTCTTTGAATTTATTATGAATAACTTTGAAACTGAATTGGTTGTTATGGGTACCAAACTTGCTCTTACCCAATACCAATTACCGCTGGATCCTGACGAGATCAAATGTTTCGATGACTTCCATTCGAAGTATGGTAAGTATATTAGTGCAGCTACTGAAAAGCGATAATTTGATACTAAACCGTTTGACAGGACCCTGGGGTCCTGTTATACTATATACACTTGCTAGGAGCTATCATGACAGAATTAGATCCTGTTCTAGATAAAATCGTTGTAGCCAGAATTGGACTACTACTTCGTCATCCTTTCTTTGGAAATATGGCCACTCGCCTACGTATTTCCGATGGATCTGATTGGTGCCCAACTGCGGCTACAGACGGGCGCAATCTTTTTTATAACCGTGATTTTTTTGAAAAACTTAATCATAAACAAGTTGAGTTTGTGATCGCACATGAAATTTTACACAATGTATTTGATCACATGAATCGTTGTGAAGGTCGTAATAGACAAATTTGGAATGCCGCAGTTGACTATGCGGTCAATGGTCAGTTGGTCAGAGATAAGATTGGTGAAACTCCTAGCGACATCAAAATCTTCCATGATCCAAAACACTATGGGAAAAGTGCCGAGCAGATATATGATGAAATTTTCGAGGACATGGATGAGCAGGCGCTCTCTCTGTTAGGGCAATTATTAGATGAACATATTGACTGGGAAGACGGTGACAAAAAAGGTCAAGTTAATCGTCCACAATATTCAAAAGATGAATTGAAGAAAATACGTGATGAGATCAAAGATGCCGTAATGCAAGCGGCCAGTGCCTCGGGCGCGGGTAATATACCTGCCGGCGTAGAGCGTATGATTCGCGATATGACTGAGCCTAAAATGAATTGGCGGCAAATCATTCGCCAGCAAATTCAAAGCACTATTAAAAACGACTATACGTTTCAACGCCCAAGTCGCAAAGGGTGGCATACCAATGCTATTCTTCCTGGAATGAACTATTTAGATACCATTGATGTTTGTGTAGGATTGGACATGAGTGGTTCTATTACGGATGTGCAGGCTAAAGATTTCATTGGTGAAATTAAAAACATCATGGAAGAATTCAAGGATTTCAAAATTAAATTGTGGTGTTTTGATACTGCTGTGTATAATGAAGAAGATTTTGATTCCCACAGCGGCACCGATCTTTTAGACTACAAAGTCACAGGTGGCGGCGGCACAGATTTTGATGCCAATTGGGACTACATGAAAAAAGAAGATATAACCCCTAAGAAATTTATCATGTTCACCGATGGTTATCCTTGTGGTAGTTGGGGTGATGAAAGCTACTGCGACACTGTATTTGTCATACACGGCAATGATTCAATTGTACCACCATTTGGTACTGTTGCATACTACGATGAATTTAGTAAAAGTTGATGTCGATGCCTTTTCTGCAGGCCAAATAGAAAGCAAAATATGGGCTGCTGAAGAATTAGAAAAAATTTGTCTTAAAGAAAATATCAACTGTCTACAGATGGTAATCGTAGGAGGTTGGTATTCTCTTTTACATTTTATTTTAAGGGTTAGAAATAATATTGCCATTACATATTGTAGATCTATTGACCTTGATTCGGCGGCATGCTATATTGCCAATCACTTAAACAATACATGGGAAATGAACGCATGGGAATTTAGATCTTATCCTTCCGATGCCAATCAATTTATTTTTGAACACGAAAAAATCAATTGTGTAATCAATACCAGCACCGAGCATTTCCATTCAATGGAATGGTTTAAAAACATTACTGCGGGCACTTTAGTGCTATTGCAGGGCACTAACCTTAGGCATGATGACCAAGAAACAGTTTTGATCGAAACTCTTGATCAGTTTTCTGATAAATTTATTTTAGCAAAAACGCTGACGTGTTCGGAGTTAGAACTTAAAAGCAAAAATAAAGCATACAAAAGATTTATGATAATTGGTTACAAATGAAAGTCAAAGTAAATCCTCTTAATGTACTTAATCTTAGGCGAGTGCAGGTTCCGGCAGTTCACTTTTATTACACAAGTCAAGCATCCGCATCTAACAGCACACAATTAAATGATTGGATTTATGCCAATTTAAAAGGGCGCTATTTTTTAGGCTCTGGGGTAGACCTATATAATAACACAATAGAATATGTTGTTAAAATTGGATTCGAAGTTGAAAAGGAATTAAGCTTCTTCAAACTTGCCTGTCCTTACATTTCTTTTAGATAAATTACATTAAAGGAGAAAAATATGTCCGATACTAAAGAAAATGACCCGGTGGAAAGTACGCAGGCAGCCGCGTCGCCTCCATCCGAGGCCGATCTAAATTTAAGTGATCTTAACGCCATGAAAATGATCATTGACGTTGCCAGCACCCGAGGGGCTTTTAAACCTAGCGAAATGGTTCTAGTTGGGCAAACTTATAACAAATTAGTGACTTTCTTAAACGGAGCACAAAAGGGGCAAACAAATGGTTGATCTCAAACACGTTGGACGAGTAAAAGCAAATGGCAAAAAATGTTTGGTGGCATACAGGACATTACCTGGCGATGCTTATCATGCTGTGATTATTCCTACAGAAAACTTACCTGATAGTTACCATGATGCACTGATACAGTTAGTTGAATCAAGTGCCGCGCAAGAAAGTTATGAGTTTGCCGAGGTATTAAGCCGCAGTAATTTTCCCGACGGATCTATTATGTTATCGGCACTGCACACCCAGGGTAAAATGGTTAAAGTACCGACTAGCGACGTAGAGATGGTTCCTACACTAACAGATAAAATTAGTTTAGATGAATTAAATCAATTAATCGCTGAACAACGTGGGGTTGCTATCGATGATTTACATCTGAAGCCGCAGACAACACCGAACGTTGAAATAAAAGAAGTGGCCACAGTCAATGATATCAGTCCTCCAAAAAATGAGGAAAATATGACCGTTGAAGAACGTGCTAGGCACTATAGAAGTGAAGCCGATAGGCTCTACAAAGAAGCAGCCAAGTTGAGGAAAATGGCCGTTGACCTAAACACTAAAGCCCAGTGATATCGAAAAAAGCTCTGCCAAAAGAAGTTATAAAACATTGGCCAGAAGTTTTTGGGGAAATTAATCTTAAGGTAATTCCACTTAAATATCTAGACTGTTTAGTTGTAACTTTTAAAGACGGGAAGTCTTGGCGTATACCTGTCTACTCAAAAATTAAAAAAGATAATCTAGCAAAGATAGAGAATGAACTTGCGGAGTTTTTCTCTAGCTATCAAAATTCTATTGATCAGATTGACTTTAAATTAGATACCGATAGGATTAAAAAAGATATTAGTAAAATCACAGGCAAATTTTTAAAGAAAAGACACCTATGAAAGTAAAATTAATAAGTTACAGCCAACCCGCTGCTGAATTTTTACAGGTAGGTTTAGACAATGCGCAAGACTTAGTTGCCTACTGCGCAAGAGTAAGTAATCCATCTAATCAACTAAACACAGAAACAAGCGAAAAACTTATTAAGTATTTGATTAAAAATCAACACTGGTCTCCGCTAGAAATGGTAAATGCCTGTTTAGAAATTGTGACGACTAGAGATATTGCTAGACAGATACTGAGACATCGCAGTTTTAGTTTTCAAGAGTTCAGTCAACGTTATGCTGATCCAACTCAAGACCTACAGTTTGTTGTTCGTGAAGCAAGATTACAAGATTTAAAAAATCGCCAAAATAGTGTGTCAACAGACGATCTACAATTAAAAACATTTTGGGAACAAAGGCAAAATCGGGTTATTCAAGAATGTAAAGAA